TTGTAAATCTTCAGTTTCAGAAATTTTGAAATCTAAAATATTATAATACTTATGTATTCCATGTAATGAAGATGTCATACTAGGTGCAAATACGAAAGGTACATCTATGTTCATAACTGGATCAGAAAAAATTGATCCTAAATCTCTCATTACTAAATTATCAGTTCCTAATACAGAATAAAGAAAATAAGGCATACCTACATTACTAACTGCTCTTTTTTTTAACCAAGCTGATGCTTCAATTGGATTTAAATTTGGTACGATAACTTTAATTGTACCTACACCATCTTCTCCTAATACTAAAACATCTCTTTCTAAATACTCACTAAAAATTTTAGATATTATGGTACCGATTGATCCAGTGTAAGATCTACTTATGTTTTGTAATGATGATTTAAATGTATGATATTCTACGCAATGTAAAATAACTGAATCAGTTGTTTCGTCTGTACGAGATGTTTCTTCAATTTTGTCAATTAAAAATTCTTTTGATATTGAAATACCTTCATTTTGCTCTTCTGATTGTATCAAATCAATTGTTAATTTTTCACCACCCTGAAAGTCATAATCTTGTATTAAATTTGCAGTATCTACAATTATAAATTGTGCAGTAAGATATGGTTTTTCTATATGTTCAAATATTTGAAATGAAGTTATAATATTTTTAATTTCTATATCGAAACCACTATTTCTTTCACTATTACTCAATACTGCAGAATTGAGTACGTACTCACTCTGTTGTTCAACTGCATAACTCATTTTATTGTCTTATTGCTTTCTTATAACCAGTAACTAAAGTGTTTATTAAATTAGGTCTAATTACTTTAATCTGACGTAAACTTTCATTTACGTTAAAGTAAGATTGTTCATTAGTTATTTCATTTTTTGTAACACCAGGTGCTAATAAATCACCATTTCCATCTACACCTAAATCAACAATTGCTCCACTAGTATCAGTATAATAATTTGCTGCTTGATGTTCAGCAGAAGTTGAAACTGCTGTAACTGTTTCTACAACTCCACTTGAATTTGTAGATGTAATTAATTCTCCATCTTTCTTAAAACTAACATTTCCTTGAACAACTATTTGTCCTAAATCAAGATTTCTTCTAATAATTTTACCATTTGCTCCAGTATCGACGCCGGTGACGGTTTGACCAACTTTAAACTTTGTTGAAATATTTTGTCTTGTTGTTAATACCGTGTTTGGAAATATTTTTTTAATAAATGATTGAAACTCAAAATTATTTAAAGGCCAACCTTGTTGTCTAATATCATCATTAAGTAAATAAAAAGTCCAGTAAAATAATGGAGTGTCATAAAGTTGAACAGACACTTGATCAGGTCTATAACCTTCTCTTATTGTATAAAAAGTTAAAAAAGAAATGTCGTCTTTTATTTGATCTATAACATCAACATATCTAGTTATGTCTTGTGTTAATGTTGGAAGCGCTTCATTTCCAAAAGTATATAGTGTATCTTGAAATTCGTTAAAATATTTCATATTAAAATCCTTGTACTATATCATTTTTCCTAAGTGTTTTATGCTCAACAAAAGATAATGTTAGATCAACTTCGTTTGGTTGTCCATCTCTTCTGAAAGCTCCACCTGTAGGATTAATAGTTGTGCTTACGTTTCTTAAATAACATAAATGTATTTTAGGAATATTTCTATTACGAACACCTCTATACGTAAATTCTATATCAAACATGTTAGGAAATTTAAAACCAATAGCTGCACCTCCTAAAGAAGCTATATCATACGTATCAGGATATAGCTGTTTTCTAAAATGCTTTACAATATCTTTTATAACTCTTGCTTCAGCTTGTGATTTTGCAATCATTTTGAATTGAAAAGTAAATTCGCGTAAACCAACTCCTCTAAAAAGTGCTCTTATATTTGGATTGATAATGGTTCTATTTTGTAATGTTAATGCATTTGCGAGGCCACTGTTGAATACTGAAACTTTGTCAATTAATCTTGCTGCACCCACTCTTAAACCTGCTTCTCTTAAATCTTTATTTCCTTGAATGACATCAAAAACACTTTTACCTCCTTCAAGAGCTGCACCTAATGTGGCTTCTAAAGCTCCAGCACCTTGTTGTAATAAACCTTCTGCAGCACCACCTAACGCGTTTAAAGCTGCATTATCATATTGAGCGTTATCATTAAATTGCATCGTTAGTGGAAAATACATATCAACTACTGGTTCATTTAACTCAACAGGTTTAAGACCACCTGAAACTGCGGCATTAATATCTTTAGCAATTTTATTTGCGGTTTTTTTATCACCAAATAGTTTTTTGACTCCCATATCTTTAAGTTCACCTAATTGGCCTGATAAAGAAGTACTACTTCTTGTTGCTTGAGCACCAGTTGCTGGTATATTTCCACCGGCCTCATCTAATCCTGCATTCGGATTTCCTCCAACGCCTCTTGTTGATGCTTGAGCATCATCTAATCCACCAGTCATTAAATAAGTATTATCTTTATCTGTATCTTCTGATTTTGCAGCTCCAGTGGCTGATGTTTTAAGATTATCAGTTGCAATCTTTGCAAATCTTTTTAAACTTTCAGCGTCTGTGACTCCTTTCATGGCGACCATTCTAAAAGTTACTCTTGCTTGATATGCTGGATTTGAAGCTTCTAATGGGTACTTTAAATCCGCTCCTCTGCCTAAACTATTAAATAATCCGTCTAAAAAACTTTGAGCATCATTAGCAACATTTTGAAGTTGTGACTTCATATCACTAAAATCAAAATTTCTTACTTCATTGTTGAGATTATCAAGTCCTTTTTGTGCAACATTGTTACCAGGGCCGAAAGGTGATAAAGATGATGCGGTATCATTAACGCTACCTGCTTGTATTTCACCCATACTACCTACTTTATTTGGTGCTGTCGTTGGTACTCCAGATGCTGCTATATCGAATGGTGGCATATATAATCCTTATAGATAAATATTATTATGTTTTATTTTTCTATTTATAACAAAAAACATGGCTTATTCTGGTAGATACTCAATCAAAAATGCATCTAAGTACAAAGGTGATATTAATAATATAATATATAGGTCTTTGTGGGAAAAGGCAGTTTTTCAGTGGTGTGATAAAAATCCTAAAGTTAAACAATGGAGTTCAGAAGAAATTATCATTCCTTATTATTATGAAGTTGATAAAAAGTATCATAGGTATTTTCCTGATATGAAAATAGTAATGGAAGATAAAACAATTTTAGTTGAAATTAAACCTGAAAAAGAAACACATCCACCAACTGGCCAAAGAAGAACAAAACAATATATTGCTGAAGGATTGTCATATATACGTAACATGAATAAATGGGAAGCAGCAAATGATTATGCAAAAGATCGTGGTTGGGACTTTCAGATATGGACAGAAAAAACATTACAAGAAATGAAATTACTACAAGGTCCAGCACCGGGTAAACTTGGTAAATATAAACCATATAAACCTTTTCGAAAAAAACGTAGAAAAAAGTTATAAATAGTCTTATGAGTAATTGTTTTCATTTAGCTGTAGAAGGTGGTAAGTTGGAACTAACGCTACCTTTTTACACAACTATATTAGGTTGCGAACTTGGTCCTTCTGAAGAAGGTAAATGGCAAGACATTGATTTTTGGGGTAATGAATTAACATTACATGAAAGTGAACCAAGAAAGCAAAAGTCTTCAGATCGTGAAAGACATGATGTTGATATGGGTGCAGTATGTGTACCACATTTTGGTATACATTTACCATGGGACATTTATACTAAAGTAAAAAAGAATGTAGAATCATCTATAGGTTTTTATGATAAACCATATATAAGATTTGAAGGTAAAGATACACAACAAGAAACTTTTTTTGTTGAAGATCCAAATTTTAATATGTTAGAAATTAAGAGTATACAAGGTACATATTATGAGTAATCTTTTTCAGAAACTTGAACTTGAAGCTTTTCGTGCCGGAATAAATCCACGTACACAAGAATCGAGAGAATGGTTTCGTAGAAGAATACAAAGATTAACGAGAATAAATCGTGATGCTTTGATGAGAGAACAAGAAATAAATCGTAGAGCATCACATAGTTATGGTTCTATGTTCATGTATTTTTATGATCCTAAACATAAAAAGAAGTTACCTTACTATGATAGATTTCCATTAACTATACCAGTTGAACCAGCTGAAGGTGGATTTCGTGGAATCAACCTACATTACTTACCGCCGGTTCTAAGAGCAAAGTTTTTAGATGCATTGTTAAATGTAACTAATAATAAAAAGTATGACGAATCTACAAAATTTAGATTAACATATGAATTATTAAATGGAACTAGAAATTTAAGATATTTTAAACCTTGTTTTAAACATTATTTACTGTCACAAGTAAAATCAAGATTTGCAGAAGTTCCTGCACCTGAATGGGAGATTGCAACGTTTTTACCAACTGCACAATGGGAAAAAGCTTCTGCCGGTCGTGTTTATCAAGATTCAAGAAAGGCGTCAAATGGCTAATAGTATAGAAGATCTTAAAGCTTTAGTAAATACAAAACTAGGTTTTGCTCGAGCAAATAAATTCTTAGTTACATTACCAACAGTTGGTGTAGGTGGTGGATTATTAGCAGGAATAGTAGGTGCATTTGGTGGTATGGGCGGTGGAGCTAGTCCTAGAGAATTAAATATTTTATGTTCTAACGTAACAATGCCCGGTAAACAAATACTTACTAACGACAGAAGAATAGGTATGGAGTTTCAAAAAGTAGCTTATGGTTATGCCGTAGATGATATAACTATGACGTTTTACTTAATGAATGATTACGGTGTAAAAGATTATTTTGATAGTTGGAGAAGTACAATACTAGATGAAGAAGGACAATCATCTAATTATAAAAACGAATACGCAAAAACAGTATCCATACATCAACTAAGACAACCTTTAAAAGGATTTAGTAGACAAGTAGGACCAATAAGATTTAACGCTGGATTAGGAG